TCAGCAAAAGTTGATAGCTTACAAGCAAGAATAACTGAATTAGAAGGAGCATAATTATGGCAGTTAACGAACTTGAACGAGACTACTTAGGAATGTTACATCAATGCGATATCATTGAAATGATAATAGCAGGTCAAAAGATGAAAGATTCTACTGACGAAGAAAAAAAATCTAGTGTTGGTGGAATAATCATGTCACTTGAACAAGAAATACTTGATGATAAATATTCAAAAAAAGATTTAACAAGAATTAACTCAGTTATAAAAACTGGTAGGACTTACTGGAAAAGTTAGGAGTAAACAATGGCACATATATATGATTTAAATCCACATTTAAAACCAAAGGCAAAGGAAAAGCCTAAAGCAAAAAAAAAGGATGTAAAGAAAGATGAGCAAGCCAACGATGCAAAGTCTGAAAACTGAAATCGATAACCTGAAGGATACAGTTCAGGAACTTAAGACTTCGCTTAGAAGAATTGAGAGTTGGTTACTTGCTGGTATGGGTTCAATAACAATGCTTCTTGTAACTCAGATGTTTATGTAGGAGGTTGCTATCGATCCAGCAACAATAGGATTATTATTAACTGGTGCAACAAAAGCTGTAGATTATTTAAAGCAAGGGATACAACTTGGTAAGGATATAAATGAAATGAGTTCTGCTGTAACAAATATGATCACACACACTCATGACCTGGAGCATATGGAGAAACGTGCAAAGAACCCTACCCTATGGCAACAAATGTTTAGTAGTGAGAACATTGAAAAAGTAGCTGTTGAAACTTTGATGGCTAAAAAGAAAATGCAAAAGCACAGACAAGAATTAAAAAATTTAATACTCATGCAATATTCTGAAGCAACATGGAATCAGCTGTTGGCACTCGAAGGTCAAATCAGGAAGGACAGAATTAAAGCTCATCATCGCAAAATCGAAAGGTTAGATCGTATAAAAAATGTAGTTGGTATAACTGTTTTAACTTTAATAATCATAGGTTTTTTTGTTTTGATAGCATACCTATGGAAAATGCAGAGGGGTTTATAATGAAACCAGCTTTTGTAATGTTATGTTATATGCTTGGTGTTCCTACTGGAAATCTTATTCACTACTCCAACATGCATAATTGTTTGTACTTTTCTAAATATTTATCAGAGCAAGCTCCAGTAACTATTGCTGGAGAGACTAATAAATTAGAATGTTATTGTAAGAATGTATGGGTTAATGAACAGATGAGGTTGTATTGATTACTGTTGAAAGATTTTTACGTTGGAAAATACTCCCAAGATTTATGATGTTGTTATCGACAGCTATGTCCTGGAGATGTGCAGAATGGTTCATGGCATTAGAAGACCCTACTGCTTCTCAATCAGCTTTTGTATCTGTAGTCATGGGAGTTATGACTGGAGTGTTTGGAATATGGATGGGTCACGAACATAAGGAGGTGTCAAGTGGAACACAAAAAGAAAAGTCTTAGCAAGAGACAAGAAGCTACGATGAAGAAACATTCAAAACATCATAGTGAAAGACATATGAGAATGATGAGATCAAAGATGCTCCAGGGAATGTCATTTACTGAAGCACACAAAGAAGCACAAAAGAAGGTAGGAAAATGATTCAAGCATTGATAGGTCCAGCTACAAAGCTACTTGGAAAATTTATAGAAGACAAAGATACTAAGCAGAAGATCGCTTTTGAACTTAGTACGATGGCTGAGAAACATGCTCAACAACTTGCCCTTGCTCAGATAGAACTTAATAAAGCTGAAGCACAATCAGGCTCTTTATTCAAGGGTGGCTGGAGACCAGCAGTTGGCTGGACATGTGCGATTGCTTTCCTATACCACTTTATCCTTAAAGACCTTATAATATTTGGTTGTGCTATGGCTGGTGTAACAATACCTGAACTACCAAGTTTTGATATGGGTACACTTTTAACTGTTCTTGGTGGCATGCTTGGTATTGGTTCACTTAGAACCTATGAGAAGCAGAAAGGTTTGACTAAATGAAAAAGCCATATCCCAAAAAAAATTTTAAGAGAAAATTTGCTAAAGTTCCCAAGACTAAAAAGGGAGTGCCAATAAAATATGTAGCTGGTTCTAAGAATCCTTCAGCTAGAGAAGCAGAAATAAAAAGAACTGCCAGGTTATATAAAGAAGGAAAGCTTACACCAGCAATGATGGATCGAATTGCTAAACAAAGAATGAGAGGTTAATATGTCAGCACCAGCAAAATATGTAAAAAAATTTGGTAGTGAAAGAGCCAATAAAATTTATAGAAGAGGTTTAGGAGCTTACTACTCTTCAGGTAGTAGACCTAAAATGTCACCTCATCAATGGGCAGTAGCCAGGCTGAAAGCTCATGCTGAGGGAAGAGCGTCTGTTAAAAAAGCAGATGGTGATTTATTTAGAAAAAAGAAAGGATAAAATTATGCCAGGTAACTATGGGAGTTATTCTCCAAAACAAAAAAAGATTGCGAAGATTTCAGGCAATAAAAAGAAGATGGAAGCATCTGATTTCAAAAAGCTTAGAATGTTTAAGAAGAAAAAGAAAGCTTCAGCCTAATGGATATCGATCAGCTTCGAGAGACTTTGAAGGTTGATGAAGGTGTAAAGAATGAAATCTATTTAGATCATTTAGGTTTACCTACTTGTGGGATAGGTCATTTAATTACAGAAGATGATCCTGAACATGGGTTGGAGGTTGGCACACATATCGATGATGAAAGAGTAAATGAATTATTTGACCAGGATGTACAAGTTACTCTTGGTGAATGTCGTTTACTCTACAATGACTTCGATGATCTTCCTGAAGAAGCACAACAGATCATAGCTAATATGATGTTCAATATGGGTAGACCAAGATTGTCCAGGTTTCACAAAATGAAACAAGCAGTTGATGGTCGTGATTGGATTGAAGCTGGTAATCAGATGATGGACTCTCGCTGGTACAAACAAGTAACAACGAGAGCCGATAGATTAGTCAGAAGAATGCAAGCTATCACTTAGACCAATAGCTCTTGTTTCTCCTGGTATTCTTCTAATCCATCCCCTTTTCTCAAGACCTTTGAGATGGAATTGGATTGTTGGTTTAGAACACTTAAAGTTTTCAGCCATCTCTCTTTGTAATGGCATCTGACCATGTAAGTCATAATAACTTTGCATAAAGTTAAATAGTTTAGCTTGAGGTTTGGTCATTGGTATTTTTATTTGAGACATTGAACTCTCCCATTTGTATTTCCATTTCAGATTGTAATATTTCATTAAGACTACTTATTGTTGCCATGTTCTTTGTTCTTAACTCATCCATGAACTGAGATTTTTTCTCATTGGAATATTCTGAATTGTATATCTCAGCAACAACTTCCATGTATTTATTAATAAAATCATTAGCATTGGCATAAACAATAGGTGTTTTCTTGCCTATAAAATACATAGTGTATTTAATGGCTGTTTCAGCTCCCTCAAGAGACTTAACTTTATTTTTAATGTCTTCTATCACATCAGACTGATTATCGCTGTGTATGGTCTTTATATCGCCATGTTTTTCTGTTGGATAATCTTGTGCTTCTTCTATTGTGATTAATCCCTTGATTGCATCAGGAAATGCATCCCTAAGAGCAAAACCTCTTGCCCTGAGTTGTAACATCCTGGATGGATATTGTTGCCAAGGTCCTCTCTTAGAAGTAAGACCAGCTCGTTTAGCATCCTCATAAGAAAAAGAAGATTTTGTTTCTTCAGGTTGACCACCTTTTATTTTTCTTATAATTGTGCAAACTGCTTTAGCTTCTTCTTCGATATACTCTTCTTTCATTCCACCCCAATCAGGATGAGCTTTACAAACTGCAATCAATGCATCACCCCACAGAGAAGGTCTGCCATTGATGACTGCAATGTTCTGAAGGGATTGCATCGGAGCTAGTCCAATCTCATATCCCCATTGTATAGCAACCAAGATATCATTTGGTTTACCTTTAAATTGATCAGGAATATTACTTGATATTGATAGGAACTTAGAGAACTCCATAGCTTCTGTCATATTCGTTGGATTAAGTGTTGGTAAACTATTCATTTTCTTTCCTTTCAATTTTAAATCTTCTATGCCAACTGGCTGGTTTAGCTTGAACAATCTTCTCAGGTTGTGCTTTTCTTTTCACAATTTTATTTAAGATACGATACTCACCTATCTCAGCTACTTCAGCATCATGTTCTTGCATAACTATTTCTAATGCTTCTTGGCATTCTTGCATTGTCTTTGACCAAGCTTCGACTTCAGATTTAGCCTTCATCCAATCCATGCCAATTTGAATCACTTCATTTTTAGTCTTGAGATGATCCAGGTTTATGGTGTAAGGTCTTTGACCATTATCAAGAGGTGGGTAAGGCTCATCCTTCTCGACCTTTTCCCAAAACTCTTTAACCTTATCTTTTATTATTTTAAATAACTCTTTATCAGCTTTAAAAGGTGTAAGAGTTAATCTTTGAGACTTGCCAAAAACAGCAATGATACCCCACTTAAAACCTGAACACATGAGTTGTGTTTGAAGTTGTATGATTTGATCATGTCTTGGAAAATCATCCAGGACACTTGTCTTAATTTCTAATGCACCAAAACCAGTAAGCTCCATTTGACCTCTAGTCTTTGGGTCTTGAACCAGCATTGATCCATCAATTTGTAAGATAGCATCGAGTGAAGCACAAAGTTTGTATTCATCCATGCGAAATCCCTGGTCAACTTTGGCTAGTCTGATATCAGCTTTACCATCTGCCATAACTTCAAGTTCATCTCTCGCCCATTCAGTCACACCAGCTTCTAAATAGTTCCCTCTTTTCTTGGCATCTTTTCCGAAGTCACTTTCAATAGTTGGTATACCTTGTTGAGCATGAATTGTTTTTTGTCTCTCTCGTTCATTGGTAGAAAATTTGGTCTGACCTAAAACAAGAGCTGGAACTCTTGATGCTCCAATTTCAAATCTATCATCTGAGAATTTAGCCATTATAAACCCCCAAAATAAAAGTTGTAACATCGATCATTGATCAGGCATACTATATGTAGTATGTAGTATATAGATACCATAGTTAGAACTGTGGTCATTAGATAGCCTAATGCCTTTAAAGCTATTATAAGTTCTAGAGGTATATGACGAATTCGTAGGAAATTTAGTGTGCCACAATATATATTATGCGACAAAGACCTAACACTATTCTTCATATTATCTCTAAGTGTTTGATATACAATCATAGTTATACTCCTTAATAAATTGTTTGATTGTGTACTCACCTTAGAAGGACATGACAAAACACCCCCTATATGTAGTAATTTAAAATTAAGACGATTGTTTTTATTGCATTTATTATTCATTATCTCAGACCATGTACACCATAAAGGATATCAAAGTTACTTCTTGATTTTATCTTAAATCCACACATTGTTAAAACATTTTGTGCCTGAATGACACGCTCTAACATTGGGAGCTTTGAGTTCCTGGATATCGATCTAATCTCTCTTGCAACTGATGCCAGTTCCTGAGATGCAATTTGCATCGTCTTGCGATCCATAATTGGAATAGTTAAACGGCAAGCCGTCTTATGACCACGATAAATTAAATAGTTCTTGTGATTTAAAATCGACTTGGCAACTTGTTCTTTTTGTGGACCAGTTAAAGTAGGAAGCAAACTATCAAGATTATTGCCAGTAAAGTTTTTACGACCACCAGCTTGTTTGATCCTATGCTTCATAATTTTACCTAACTTTGTCATCCTACTAACCTATCATTTTTTTTGTTATGATCTATGTCATCTGATTTAACGCTATCATCTTGTAAGAATGTAAAGTCATTTTCCACTAATTCAGACATCCTGGTTAAATCATTCCATTTACCTTTGGTAACATCTTTAGCTAGTCTTTTTCTTAATTGCATATAATCTAGCAGACCATCATAAAGTGTTTGTGATGCTTGTACACCAACACGATTAGGCGATCTTTCTACATTAAGCCAACCTTCTTCTTCACATTCATCAACCATCTGAGAAACAGATTGCCTGGTGGCTCGAAGTTCATATGCGATTTCAGATATAGTGTAAAATTGATTTACACATTTAGCGTAAACACAGATTCTAGAAAAAACATTA